ATCAAGCTGAGCGCGGGCTGCGGCGACTTCCTCGGGTGGGACGTTGCCGCCTTGGATGGTTGTGTAGCACCAGCGCTGCCAGTCGCCGGTTTTGTCTTCTGGGACATAACACCACATGTCGTAGAACCAGCTTGCCGTACCATCCGGCGTGCTGATGAACAGTGCCCAGCCTTGTTTGTCGGCGAGGGCGGGGCGGATGACTTCGAACCAGACAGCGGATTCCATGAAAGCCGCCTCGTCGAGTACTACACCAGAGAGGCTGCGGCCGCGAAGGGCCATGGCGTTTTCGGTGCCTTTGAGTTCGATGGTTGCGCCGTTGACGAGTTCGATTTTGAGGTCGGTTTCGTTTTTGCTACGTACCAGGACAGGTGGGATTATCTTTTTTAGGACCTTCCAGGCGATGTCTTTCGCCATTCGGTAGGTGGGTGCGCAGTAAAAGAAGGTTTCGCCGGGGGAGTTGGCGGCCTTTTGTAGTAGTTCTATGCAGGCTAGGTAGGACTTGCCGAAGCGGCGGCCGGCGACGAGGACGCGGAAGCGTTTTTGGCTGGCGAATACTTCGTATTGGGCTGGTTTTAGTGCGACATCAATCGTTTTCGACATCTTCGGTTTGGGTTACGTCGATTGGGGGTAGGGCGGTGGCGTCCGAACCAGTCATTTGGGTGGGTGGTTCGACGCGGACGCGGATTTCGGGCAGGGATTCGGTGGCGGTTGGTTCGTCGCAGCCCACTTGACGTGCCAGGGAGTCGAGGATGCTGGCGGCGGTTTGTAGTTGGCCGCGTTTGATGGCGGCGTTGAGGACTTTTTGGCGCATTGAGAAGATGCGGCTGGCGTATTTTTCACGTTCCAGCTCAAAGTCTTGGTTGTTGAGGTTTGCGACCTCACGCCAGTCGCGCCAGGCGGTTTCTTCGCTGATTTGTTCTTTTTGGGCGTGGTCGAGGACTAGCTGTTTGGCGGGGAGTCCTTCGAGTTGGCGCATGTAGAGGCGCTTAATTCGCTGCTCTCGTTTGTAGTGAAAGCGCGTAATTTTTGGCGCGTGCTTGTTTTCCTTGGGTTCTTCGGAATGTCCCACAGGGACATCTTTGTTTTCCACGAGATTCACAGAATCTTACGTCAAGAGTAACAACGTTCCAGCCAACTTAACTAGTGCTCGTATTTTTTGCCATAGCGGGTGTAGCACACCAAAAACTTGACCCCTGCCCCCTAGTACAGTAGAGTATCTTTGTGATGTTCATGGAGGTTCCCTGTGTGTTGCCCAGTGCGCTGAGCAGCTGAACCCTACCCCCTGGCGTTGTTGCGAGCCGTTCGCAATAGGCCTGGCCCTTAACGCGGCGGGCCTATTGACAGCAGTTCGCAATAAAGAGCACAGCAGCCGGCCAACCGTTGCGCCGCAGTGGCCGCCGGCCCATGGGAGACGAGCGTGGCAGCCGGGCTGTCGGCAGAGAGGCAAAGCGCAGCGGATCTTACCGGCCGTAAACGGTGAGAACACACTGGTCTGCAGTAGCACCTGCGGTGATGCATCGGCGAAGTTTGCTCTCATCCTCAGCAGCAAAGACGAGAGCATATGTAGCGCAACAGAGCAAGAAAGCAGCAAGGGAGCCGCCAACGCGCCAAGCATCGAAAACGCTGGAATCGACAGAACGAAGGGACATGATGTTGTGGGGGTTGTGCGGATGGGTGCCGCTTGCTGTCAATTGTAGCAAAAAAGAAGCCGAGACAGCGAGCGCCCCGGCTTTCTTAAGGTTTACGGCCAAGACTTCGCCTTGGGATTGAAGCGGCTGTCCAAGTCATCCCGAAGCGTTAAACCTGACGCACCAGGTCGCCCGGTCTCACGCCAGCGCTTCCAAGTGAACAGCGCTAGCGCCTCAGCATCAGCGAAGCCTAGGGTCTCGACAGACTCCCACCATTGCGCTTCACATTTCCAGCGGTCGAAAGCATTCAGCCCGCCATCACCAAAGGGAGCAACGGACCACGAATAAACCCGCAATACCACGTGGAAACCGTCATCCGTGGGATCCCGCAGAATCTCCATCTCACCAGCTAAGCCTATGTGATCGTGGACGGCCCACGGATGCAGGTATAGGCTGGTCGTCGCGCCCTCTGGGACGCCGCAACGGTTCACATAATGCAGCTGCAGAAAATCCGTTTTCTGTGCTTCAGTCGGAAACAGCGTCAGGGTTTCAGTGGTGCTCATTGTGCGACCTCACCAACGAACCACACCAGCGCTTCCTTCTGTGCATCATCCAACCAAAGGAAGTCAGCAGCGGAAGCCCAACTAAACCAAAGCCGCAGACTGTCGGCGTCGACGTGACCATGGCGGCCAAAATCTCCGGTGATCCAGCAAGACGGACCACCAACAGTCAGCCACACTTTGAAACTGTCAGGCTGACCGTCGAAGTCGCTACCAGCGGACCAGGTAGCTGAATAGTCCACACCTAGGCAAGCGCTGCGGCAAGCGTCCCAGGCAGCGTCGCGGATATGGTCGGCGGTCAGGTCGTCAGTGTCAAAGTTGAAGCCGGCGTCTTCGCAGATCTCGACGGCATCAGCAGACAAGGGGAAGAGCTTCTTGTCATCGTCCCAGAGCCTGGCGAAACGGTCCAGCTCATAGATGGCCTCAATGGTGGCAAGCTTTGCGCGTGCGTTCTCTTGGCCGGTGTTTTGTGTTGTGGTTGCCATAGGTAGCGGCGAACTCGACTCATACAGTAGAACACACAATTCGGCAGCCTGTCAACCGATCCACCTAAGAAAATCTGAGAATTCTCAAAATGTCTCAGGGGGTCTTGCGACAGGTCTCACCTATATGTAATGTGCTGCAGTACATGTCTCAACCTCTCACCCATGGAGAAGACAGAAGCACTGGAGTTCATCCGCGCCAGGCTCGACGACGGTTGCATCCGTTCTGAGGTCATCGCTGAGCTAACGGAAGCTGGCGTTAGCCGTGCCACTGCCTATAGATGGTTCAACATGCTGGCCAAGCCAGAAGCCGAACCAACGCACTCAGACCTTGTCTTGAATGCGCTCAAAGATCAGCTGTATCAGGCACAAGCGGTGGACGATCCAGAGCAGATTCTTAAAGTCGCCAATGCTTACGCCGCTGCCCTCGCAAAATTCAAACGCGTCTAGAGGCTGAGACTCACGAGACCCAACACTAAACACACGAACCACTCAAAACCATGCACCTTGATCTCAAAGCCCAAGACTATCCTCTCTTAATTGACGCAATCCACTGGGAGCTGGACCTGCTTGAGGAATTAGATGCAGACGCATCTCCTCGATACAAACGGTTAGTTGAAATCCAAGAGCATATACAAGCTTTTGTTGATGACGTTCCAGGGAAGCAGAAAAGGGTTGGATCGTTTATACCCAGGCTGCGGCTCTCCAAACTGAAGCCGCCGTCCCGAGAGTTCCCCTACTACTTCTCAGAAAACGGCGTGACTGTTTGGCTAAACCAAAAGCAGTATTGGGATTTAAGGAAGGCTTTCTTAGGGCAGGCTAAAGAAGGCGATCCAGTTGCCTTAAAACGTCTTCAAGGTTTTGGGCCACTACCAAAAAAATAAAGTTAAGCGGCTAAGCCGTCAAAGTAGGACTCAACACTAAACACACGAACCACTCAAAACAATGAAAGCTAATCACCTTTCTGTTTCCTGTAGCAGGGAAATGGATTTCAGGATGATTCAGCACCTTGCTGAGTTAAGTGGTCAGTCAGTTTCAGCCATGGCCGGTAACTGCCTGTCTGAGTACCTGCAAGAAAACTATTTAAGGCTGGCGGAATTCTATGAGGAAGCACGTTCCAGGCTGGATGCTCAGGCAGCCAAGCCGTCAAAGTAAACCTCACAACGTTCCAGGAATCGAGATTCAGCGCCTCGCAGTTCAAGCTCGCTTAATTCGCGCAGCTGCGGGGCTCCGGTGCGACGTGCCACCACCACATACGCTCCAGCCGCTTTTATGCCGGTGAGACTCTTGAGACCCAAACTGTATGCGCCTAATTGGTCGATGTAGTTGGTGAGCATCTCTTCGCTTCTTTCGCGTTGACTGGTTTTCCAGTCGATAAGCATTGGCCCCTTGCCTTGAATGTCGAGTAAGGCGTCACACGTTCCAGCAAAACCAGCTGAATGGTGAATGGAAAATTCGACGGCATGAATGGCGGTTACGTGTTTGCCGATCCAGCCGCGTAGGCCGCGTGCGTAGCCTGCTGCGCTCCAGGGGACTCTAGGAGCGCCTTGAATGGCTCTTTCGATACCCCATGAGGTGATGGAGCCGGGGCAACGTTCCAGGCCGTCTTTAGAGGTTTTCCAGACGTTGCGTTTGTTGGCGGCTTTGCGGGCTAATTGGGCTCCGGTTTTGAGGATGTATTCCGCGTGGTTGTGGGCAAGGGTGCCTCGTGTAGCAGCGGTTTCCCGATCTTGTTCGCTACCTGGACGAGCCAGCCAACGTTCCAGGGCTTGTTTTTGATGATCCGGTGCCGTAGCGCCCAGTATGTGGGTGACGCTATGAAACACGCCGCCAGCGTTGTCCCGATAAACGCGCCAGTTGAAATCGGTTCCGGAGTCATCACGCACCAGGGAACTTTTGCGTAACTTACTCAGCCTGGCTTGTGCTTCATTAGCCATGTTTGCGTTAGCTGATTAACTTTTGGTGGGACTAGATGGTGTGAGCTTACCCAGCCAAATTCATCGCCAACATCTATACGAACCATCCCGTCATCTGTATTAGTGATTACGGGTTCAGGGATTTTGTGTTCGGCCATACGTTCCATGGTTTTTATACAGCTCATATAAGCCGCAGAAGCGTCCGTGGAAAGGGTGTTCTGGCATATATCGGAGGTCTGCTTGGTAAAGACGTTCCAGGTAGTCCACTCGTGCCTGTTGTTCCTTTACGTCTTCCGCTCCGTAGGCCATGCAAATACTATTTCCCAGTTGAATATACCTTGTTAAAGCCTTTTTGCCAACTGCCGCTCTGCGTTCTCAAGGAGTTGGCGAAGCCGGCGTTCCATTTCCTTTGGTGATTTTCTTGGGTTAGTACAAAACAAAATGCTGCCTTCACGTTCCAGGGAGGAGGCTTCTTTCAAAAGAGTTTTGAACTCACCTCTCTGCTCTAGTAAAAGCAGCTGCTCCCAACGCTGAATAGTCAGTACAGGAACAGGCTTTAAGCCGATGTCTTCCGTTCCATCCGCTCTGGTGTACCTCTTCAGGTACCCATTTGCATATATCTGGTCGTAGAGGCAGTTGTCTCCTGTTTCATGCAGTTTTATGCCCCTCGCCTTTTCTTCTGTAGTTGGGAAAAGCCATAGATGATCGGTTTTGACAGGCTTGCCGCGTTCAGGTTGTCCTTTCGCCTCCCACACAGAGGGTTGCTGGCCTGAGGTTTTGTAGACGTCCCAGGGATATATGCGTGGTTTGCTTATGCAAGCCCGTTCTCGGCTTTTTATGACTGTGGTCACGTGACCGAAGACAACGACTGGTTTGTTGATGAGTGGTTTAAGTTCAGTTCTCATAAGGAAAAGCCGCCGGTGCTCGAATACCGACGGCCCATGCACCCCAACCTTTTCTAGGTTAGTACAAATTAACGGGTGTAGCAAACACCTCTGTAACAAAGATTGGCGGTCTTTGCGATTGCGTTTTGAGCAGTTTGAAGTGCTTGCTTCTTTTGCTGCTGCTTTTGAATGAGGCTGAGGACGTTCATGGGTTTGGTAGCAACGGTTACTAAAAGGCTATATATCTTGCCACGGAGGTGGTGTTCGTCCCAGCACAACAAAACCCCTAGCCGAAGCCAGGGGTTCTGAAGCTTGCTAACAGGCGTGGTCTGTCAACAGATGCTGCACATAATGACCAGTCGAGCACGGCTAGTCAGTCCAACCGGTGATGAAGCGGATGGTATGTGATCATTAGTGGACCTCCAGGTTTCCCCTTTGGCGCTAATGGCAATGGCGTTACAAGGGCACGGAGTCCGCCGCAACGAAATTGCTCAAAAATAATAGCACATCAGTCAGCCTTGAATGGGTGGCCGCCGGTGAGAAGGCGGCTGATGTCAAAGCCGTTGCTGACCGCTTCGTTCCAGGCAGCATCTACTGCGGCTTGGCTGTCCTTCTTGCGGGGGACAGGGCGCAGGCCGTACATGTCGGGAGAGACGGTGGCGGCCTTCGTCATGATGAAGTCCCACTCGGTCATGTCGCTGTACTCCTCGACTTGTGAAATCTCGTCGAGTTCCTTCTGCAGACCCTTCTGCGTCAGGCTCAGCACCTGCACACGTTTGATGTCGAAGTTGTAGATCGGCATTGCGATGGCAAACTTCTGCGGCTCTTCCGTTCCATCGTCTTTGAGGCGGCGGCGGTAGTTAGCGCCCATCTCCTGCTCGATCTCGTCGGCAGATGCTTCTGCGGCAAAGCGGAACGGCTTGCCTTTGCCAGTTTCGTCTTCGCCCCAGACCTCGAAGTAGCAGAGGGGTTCGTTCGCCAGAATTGCAAAACGCACTTGGCCGTCAGCTTTGACCTTGCTGGGGCTCAGGTAGTCGTTACGGCTGCCACCGCCGCCTTTGAAGGCGTCACTGTGTTCTTTGGGGATGAAGCTCATGGTTTAGATGCTGCGGGCTATGCCCAGTGCCTATCAATCCTAGTACTTTTGCGGGGTTTGACAACCTTCGTAGAATAAAAAAACCCCCAGTGCCCGTCCCGGCAGCTGGGGATTTGGATAGTCCCGCTTGGGACTCGTTTTGTAGTTCTTTGAGACTGTAACAGATGTCGAAGCTTCCTGCCTTCGTTCGTTCACTTCCTGCTGCCTGGGCTACATGCCCCATCTATGGCAAAGGCGTCAAGCTTCCCTCCGGTAAAGAGGCTTGCGGTAAATCTCCTCTCGGTAAGACGCACCACGAAGATTGGTCTCCTGCTGAGACTGCGCTGCACATTGAGCGCAACCCTGACCAGTTCAAAGCTGTTGGTGTCTTCACCGGACCACGCAGCAATGGCTTGGTCATTCTTGACATTGACGCCAACCTGGCTCAGCTGAAAAAGAAGTGGGGCAAAGACCTTGCTGCTGCACCGGTTATTGAGTCAACCAAGATAAATGCAGCCAAGTACCTCTTTTACGTTCCACGGGAGTACTGGGGTGAGGTTGATGGTCTGAGCCTTAGCGCCAGCAATGAAGGCTGGGAGGTGCTGTGGGGCCGTCAGGGGCTTGTAGGCGGCGCTTACAAGGATCAGGGTGTCTATACGCAGGAAGGCGACTTCGAGGCGATTCCAGAGGCTCCTGAGTGGCTTCTGGCATATATGAAGGAGTCTTTTCGTGGCAAGCAAAAGACTGGCGAAGGCAAAAAGGATCCGCGTTATGGGATGCGCTCCACCGAGGAGCTTTGCCTGATCGTTAAAAACTGCCTGACGGTTGTGCAGCCGCAGGGACGTGGCAGTGAAGACCAGTGGTGGCGCATTGGCGCAATGATTCACTCTGAGTTGCCTGGTGATGAGGGGCTCGACTTGTGGCGTGAGTGGTCGCAGCGTGACGATGAGTACGCCGACGACTGGCAAAACAACGATCCATGCGCTGATCGCTGGGAGTCCGGTTTTAAGTCAGGTGGTGGCTTGGGTTTGGGCAGCTTGATCACGCTGGCTGATCACTACGACCCAGATAGAAACCGCTTCGTGAATGACCCTGCTGCAAAGCAGGTGATTGAAGAAATCAACCAGATGGCGGTTTCGTTCCGTCAGGCTGTTCTTCCGTTTGAGCAGGTCATTGAGAAGGCCAAGAAATATCTGGAGCTGGATAACCCTGCTGAGATGAATTACAACCTCAATAACTTGGCGCTCCAGGCCGGTTATCGAGACCAGATCTCGCTGGAGAAACTGATTGTTGATCAGATTCAGTTTGAGGGTGCAAAGGGATTAATGGGGGCGCAGGATTTGATGGATAGCGATCAGGAACGCAACTACCTGATTCCTGATGTGTTGCCGCACCCCTCTGTGGTGCTGATCTATGGCGCTGGCGGTGATGGCAAGTCCATGTCGGCTTGGACTATTGCGAAACACATTGCGACTGGTGCTCCCTTCATCGTCAGGGGTAAGCCCGTTCCAGTTGAAAAAGGTCCGGTGCTGCTGCTGAATGGTGATCAGCCGCTGGTGCAGCTCAAAGAGCAGCTTCAGGAGGTTGATTACCCGGCAGACAGCGAGACATTCATTCAGACCGATTGGCAGCTTCAGCGGTATGCGCAGTTCGTGAAGCTGATGCACGACATCAAGCCGAAGCTGGTGGTCATTGACTCGCTGATCGGCTGTAGCGGTGGTCGTGCCTTTGACGAAAACAAGAGCGACTTCGCCACGCCGCTGTACTGGCTGACTCGCAACAACGGCGTGCTGTTCCCGGCCACCACGATCCTCATCGTTCACCACGCCAACAAGCAGGGCGGCTTCAGGGGCACCTCAGCCATTCGTGACGCTGTAGATGAAACGTGGTCGCTGAAAAAGCCTGACAACGCTATTGGCAGCCTTCCGGCCCATTGCAGGCTCATCACTATTGAAAAAAGCCGCTCTGGGCGCTCAGGCACTCAACTGGTTATGCGGATGGAAGATGACCTGAGCTTCTCCATCAGTGATTACACGCCTGAGGTTGACTCGGGCAACAACGCTCCAAGCAGCATCACCGACCGGGTGCTTCAGCGGTTGCGTGTAATCCATCCTCGAACCGCTACTCGTAGCGATCTCAACGCTGACCCTGTTATTGGCGGCAACGTCGCCGCTATTCGCAAATCGCTCCAACGCTTAGAGAAGCGGAATTTGATTGAGGTGGTTGGTTCCGTTCCAACCGGTGATGGGAAGAACACTTCTGATGTCTATAAAGCAGTTCTCGCGTGCGGGGCCCTGCGAGAGAGTGTCCCACCTTCGGAAAACCCTGTTGCTGGAACGGATTTAGGATGGGACACCTCGGTTAAAAACGAGGAAGTGTCCCACCTTGCTGGAGCGCAGGACGCCCCTGGAGCGGACGAACCAGATCAAGATGGGACACCTTCTCAAAAAACAGGTGAGTGTCCCACCTTAAAATCCAGTGCTGAAGCGGGAAGTGCCAAGATGGGACAGCCTGAGCAATATCCCCGCGCGAGGGAGGACGAACGGACCAAGGATGAGTTGAATGGGTCTCGTGATCAGGCTTGGAACATGTGGGGTTGACACAAGTTCTGGGTTGTACTACAAAAAGAGGGTCCTAACGGGCCCTTTTACCTCATTAAAAAATGACTCGACTTACTTTTCACTCTGGCGAGTACCAAGTTCCCGATGAATGGAACGACCCTGAATGGATTATGAAGTTCAGCAACTTTCCTGATCCTAAGTTTTTTCATTTGAGAAATGAATATGATTGGGAAAACAAAAACGATAAAGGACTCCTTTATGGGTACATAAAGCATTTGGCAGGGACTGAATACGCTAGAGACATTTACCAGCCTTTCAATCTTCCTGAAAAACCAAAAAGAGAGTACAGCGGCAGCCCTCACGCATATTTTTTGTTTGCTAAAGGGACGGCAACACTGTTAAATAAGCCAAGTTTGATTAGAAAACCTTACTTCAAATGCTTGTCTGGGAGCGACATTATCAACTTTGTAAATAAAGTACCCATTAAAGATCTGTTTCCTAACAGCTGGGACTGCCACCGCATTTTTTCTAGGTTAGACGCGAGTAAAAATATCATTCCTATGAAATACTCTGCTTTATACGCTAGAACTTTTAATGCAACATCTGGCGTACTTAATGACGATGTAATAAGCACTAAAGATAGAGAACCCGCTTTAACCCAATGCAAAATTTGTAAAGGCATATATGAGCTGACTGGTTCGGCTACCTACACTATGGAGCAAAACGCTTTTTCTTATAAATACGCTAAGAGAACACTTGAGAGGCAAAAAGCAGAACGTGCCAAGTTAGAAAACCTGTAATATGTCTACTATTACTTTCTGTACTACTTAAACCCAGTCTATGTCCTACGACATCACAATTCCTGACAAAGTCCTCAATGCTGCTGATCGACTCACACTGAAAGACTTATTGGACTCACCCGCATTCAACATTTATTTGGTGAGTGCCATCGGCAACAGCCTTCAGACGTACCACAAGTTCATGGAAGTTATTGATGAGCGTGACGAGTTTTTGATGTTCCGCCTGGATCAAATTTTCAAGGGCATCCCATACGAAACACGCAGGGCTTGCTTCGATGAGGTGGGGCGTCTGTACCGCGAGAAGCGTGATGAGCGCCAAAACCAACTGCGCTAGCGCCCTTCTTGCGCCTCACTAGGTAGCCAACCTTTTTTCACCATTTGATTGATGGTGTCTTGTTGGTGGAGGTAGAGCTGCATCAGTTTCACTGACATCTGCTGCAGCTCGCCTATATCTGTGCAACCCTCGATCTTGTTGCGGAAGCGCTGGAGCGCAAAGCTTCGGTGCATCTCCATCGTCCCACCTCAATAACTACTACATTTTGTCCCGCTTCTTAAATACCGGCCACACTGGTAAAAGGCCGAGGCGTCCAATGGAGCTTACGACCATCACTTACTACACAGTTTCTGAGGTCGAAGGCTTCCTTGCTGTGGTTCGATATACCGCCTACAACCCGGACGGATTGCCGGAAGCTATCTGCGAAGATTTTTATGCAGACGATCCAGACGAGTTTTGCAGGCTTGAGGAAGACGTTGAAAAAGCGCTCAACGGCGGCATCGATACCTCCATAATGAGTTCTTACGAATCAGACACTTTCCCTGTCATCAACACCTTTCTCACGTTCTGACGTGCTACATTTGACGAGTCCCTGCCAGACTAGGCAATGACCGACACCTTGATTGAGCTTCAAAGCTACGAGCTTGTCGAAGGCCCCTGCGGTTACTTCGCTCGTTTCGTCGCCACCATCGCTGACGTCATCCAAACGTCACCTGCAACACGCTACGACCCACCGGAGTTCGGCAGTGCTACTTGCTGTGGCTCGACGCCCATCGGTGATGACGAGCCGCTACCTAAAACTGAACAGCAGTTTGTTGACCTTGCACGCGAGGTTGACGACTGGCAACCCATTGAGGACCTCTACTAATGAACGACACCAGCTACATGGGCCGCAAAAAGCGGTATGACCAGTTTCCGTTTCAGGTGCAAGCTTGGCGTGAAGGCTGTTGGAACGTTGTGAGCTGCCACAAGACAGCTGTTACTGCTCAAAAAGGTCTCGCACAAATCCGCAAGTGCCAGCCTGGCTCACCTCACCTCTACCGCCAAGTTCACTGCACAAGCGACGACTACATCTGGGTCGATCCAGCCAGCAAACAAGCGCTTAAAGCATCATGATTATCTCCACCTACAAAGACGAATGCCCCTTCTACGCTCCAACGCGCTGGTCGCGTGAGGTGTCTGGTACGCCTGAGTTCATTCACACCATTCGTGAAGCTATGGAAGAAAGCGTCGATTACGTCGGTGTTTTCGATAATGCGGGTGTTTGCAAAGGTATTTGGTGCCGTGAAGCTGATGTGGACTTTGGGGAAGGTGAGTGCTACGACGTTATGTATGTCGTCAATCAGTACTACGTCCTAGAACGACCCAATAGCAGTTTCAGCTTTGGTCATGCCCTTAAACGACTCGCCATCGAATGACCTAGTCAATTCACCGGCTCACTACACGCAAGGCCGGTTTGAAGCGATTGATGTTATCGAAGATGTCATTCGCCACGCACCAGACCCGATTAGCGGTATGTTGCTTGGGAACACGTTGAAGTACTTGCTTCGCGTGTGGTTTAAAGCTTGTCCGCACCAGGACGCCAAAAAAGCTCGTTGGTATCTCGACCGCCTGATCCAGCATTTGGAATCAGAACAAGCGGCTGAGCTGTACAAGCGCCTCGAAGACAATCCACCGCCTTTCGATGACCCGCTGCAATGACCACGCCTCTTTTTGACAATTCGCTCGAAGACCTCTCAACTGAGAAAAAAATCTTCGTTGCACGTACCAACGCCAATTGGTACCTCGATGACTCCGGCTGGTACGCACCAGATGGGACTCATGAGTCTGACTGGCAAGGCGTATTTCCTGAAGAGCACCTTTTTTAAATGACCTACACAACCTATTTCGGCGTCGAGCATCTCGACAAAATTTCTACTGCCACTGTGATTGCGCTGGATACGGAGACGTGCCAGCTGCAGCCAGAAATTGGCAAGCTCCGGTTGCTGCAGCTTGGCGCTGAGTCGACTAAGTCAATCGTTGTGATTGATATGTTCGACTGCGACGAGGAAGCGAACCACAAGCTTGATCTCTTTTTTGAAAACGGTGATCGCCACTGGTTCGCGCACAATGCTGTGTTCGACTTGGCGTGGTTGCAGGAAAACGGTTTCAAGCCGCATGGCCGGTTCTACTGCACCATGCTCGCCAGCAAACTGCTCAACAACGGCATCCCAAACCTGAAGCATGGCCTAGCTCATCTAGCCAAGCGTTATCTCGACAAAGACATTTCGAAAGAACAGCAGGCGTCTGATTGGGGCGCACCAGTCCTGTCGAAAGAGCAGCTTGAATATGCTGCTAAAGATGTCGAGACTTTGCTTGAGTTAGACGCAATTCTTCCTGGGAAGATTGCTGCGGCAGGTTTAGACCCTGCTTACTCACTCGAATGCAAGGCTCTTCCGGCAATGGCGCACATGTGGCGCACCGGGTTGCCGTGGAATCGTTCCAGCCTTGAACAACTTCGTAAGGATTATGAGCATGACATTGCTGCGCTTTCTAAGGACTTTCTCTACGAGCTTGACGAAGCCCTTCCGGCGGAACACAAGTTGCCAAGAGAAACAGATGCTCGATTGGCTTATCTCAAAGAGAAACTCACAGAAATGGGTAATGATGACGTACTTAGAGACAAGTGGTTCAAAGAAATTGATGATATTGAAACTTCCCCGGCGGTATTTAACTTACGACCCAAGGATGAAGGCAGCATTAGGCTGGGAACCAAAAAGTACAAAGGGTTTAATATCAGTTCACCAAAACAGCTTTTGGAGAAATTCACGGCGTTACTCGGTGAGCAGCCCATCGACGCAAAAACCGGCAAACCGAGTGCGAGCAGAACTGCTCTTCAGGCTTACGCAGCTGACCACCACGTTGTCCAGACCTACTTGGCTTGGAAGAAAGCTGAAAAGCGCCGCCAAATGGTGGACTCAATCTTTGAAAAACTTGATCCCGATGGTTTTGTTCGTGCCAGCTATTTGCAGCTCGGAGCCGAAAGTGGGCGAATGTCCTGCATCAAACCCAACAACCAGCAAATCCCCAGAGACGAAGCGTTCCGTCAGTGTGTTGAAGCTCCTGATGGTTGGCTTCTTGTGGATGCTGATTTTGGTCAAATGGAACTTCGACTGGCTGCTGCAGTCGCGGAAGATGAACGCATGATCAAAGCGTTCCAGGACGGTGAAGACCTGCACACCGTCACTGCGGAAGCTATTGGTTGCAGCCGTCAAATTGCAAAGTCAGCAAATTTTGGCCTGCTGTATGGCAGTGGTGCGAAGGGTTTGCGGAACTACGCGGCTGGTGTTGGCGTCACCATGCCGGTTGAAGAGGCAGCTGAAATCCGTAAGCAGTGGCTCGATACGTACCAGGGCATTGCGGAATGGCAGCGGGAAAATGGTCGCCTTGCGGAAGAAACTGAGGGCAATCAGTGGGCGCAGATCCGTATTCCGAAGTCGAACATGCGGCGGTTTTTGCCGGGTGACATGAATCGGCTGACGGTAAGGTGCAACACGCCGATCCAAGGCGCTGGTGCGGCCATCCTTAAATGCGCTCTTGGCAATTTGTGGACTGAGCTGGTGAAGGTTGGTGAGGTCGAGGCCAAGATTGCCGCCTGTATTCATGACGAAATTTTGTTGCTCGTCAAGGAAGACAAGGCTGAGGGGTGGGCTGCGAAGCTAAAACGAATAATGGAGGACGCGGAAGCAATGTGGCTTGGCGATATTCCGCCGCTTGCTGAGCCGTCTATCGGTAAACGTTGGTCGGAGATTCACTGACATGGTCAGCATCCATCACACGTCCCAGGGCTGGACTTTGGTGCGTTCAGAAAATCTGGGCTACTACACTTCGCTTGGGGATGTGATGGATGCGGCTTATGCGGCCACTAACGGGACGGGAAATAATGCTGCGATACCTGCAGTACGAAATCAAACGTGCCACGACAGCGGATCTACAGCGTGCGGCTGAGTTTTTAGAAGGCGCAAGACATATACGAGAAGGCTGCACTAAGCAACGGCGTGAGTCTCGTAAGTCTCAGGCGCAGGGGTGGCGGAAACATGTGGATGAATCGATTAGTTGGTAGCACATTGTTAGACTGCGCTGTACTAAAGAGTAAGGTTGATGGCGATTCGGCACGGGAATAAGACGTACCTGCAGATTTTGTTGGATCCCAATCGTGCTCAGCTGTTGATGCAGTTGGCTGAGTCGCAGAAAGTACGTCCCACCGCCTGGATTCGAGACATGGTGTACAAGCAGTTGGAGCTTTGTTTTTCGGCGGATGAGTATGCCGAGGCTTTTGAGGCGGACAAAAAGGTGTGGGACGAGTCGATCCAGCGCAGAGTTGAGGGAAGGGCGAGACTCAAAAAAGAAGTAAAAGAAAGCTGACATCGGTTGCAGACACTGTCTACTGTGATATTTTACATGGGTACTCAAAACGTCCCATGCGGTACGCTCTTTCACTTCAAAACAACACGTTTTTAGCCGCTTGCTACGAAGCGACTGGCAGCGGGATTATGCTCACGACCAATGCTGAAGACGCTTGTTCCTATGTCACGCTTGAAAAAGCGTTGGCTGTGGCTCAGGCAGTTAGTCAAAGCGTTGGTCAAGTACCTGCAGTGATTGAAGTCGGTTATTGATATGGAGAGTTTTAGTGCCTACTTAAGAGATATCGGTAGGTACCCACTGCTTACCAAAGACCAAGAAATTATCTTGGCGCGTCAGGTTCAAGATTGGGTTCATGGTGAAAATCCTTCGCCGCGTGTTGTTAAGCGAGGGGAGCGTGCGTACCAGAAACTGATCAACTGCAATTTGCGCCTGGTGGTGTCGATTGCCAAGCGGTATACAAATAAGTGCAAGCGCAGTGAACTGTCTGACCTTGTGCAGGAAGGCACCATGGGGCTTGCTCATGGCGTTAAAAAGTTCGATCCAGAGCGTGGTTATGCGCTTTCCACTTATGTGTATTGGTGGATTAGGCAAAGCATCACAAGGTATTTGGCTACTTACGACCGTGTTATTCGGCTGCCGTCCCACGCAGTGGAGCTTTTGACTAAGCTGCGCAACTGGACGCCGATGTTCGAGAACACGCATGGCCGTAAGCCGACCATCCAGGAGTGCGCAGAATTTTGCAAGATCAGCGCACCAAGGCTGCAGGAGTACCTCGACAGATCCAATGACGCGATAAGCCTTGACGCTCGTGTGAGTAGCACAGAAGATGACGTGCTGCTAATCGATAGTGTCTCTTCTGATATTGATGTCTTTGATGATGTCTCTTGGGGTATCGACCTCGAAAAAGTGGAGAGCATTCTTTGCAGGCTGCAGCCCAGAGAAAGGTATGTGGTTGAGTGCTCCCTTGGCCTTGGTACGAATCCACCGATGACGTTCCAGGCAATTTCCAAGGAGCTTGGGATTTCGAGGGAACGCACTCGCAATATTTTTCACGGTTCTGTCCGCAAGCTGCGGGTGTACTTTCGCAAGGTTGACTGAGTCTGATGGCAGCACGAGTTAACTATCCCGTACCACCTTGTCCTAAATGTGGTTGGAAGACGAACCGCGTTAAAAACACTTACTACAGCGAAGATGGGCGCATTGTGCGCTACAGAGAATGTGACGATTGCCAATGGCGTTGGTGGACTTGTCAGTACCCGGAATTAAGTATCGACATGGGTAAATTCCGTATTCAAATTCCTACTTGGCGTGACCCGCATAGAAGCCGTAAGCAAGTCAAGATTATTCCAGTTAAGAAATAGACTTAGTCCCTAATGTCTGGGAATGGATGACTCAACGTTCCAGGTAGAACGGTTGCCTGATGGGTGGTATCGAGTTTGCTCTCCCAGTGGTGCGGTGTGTATTGATAGTTTTTGTGAATTGCGTGCCTACTCCATCGGGAGAACGCTGTACTACTGTTCGAGCCACTCGGCTATGCGAGCCTCGCGTGCCTCCGTCCAAAACTCTTGACCCAGGTACCACTGCTTCCAGTCGTGGCCTGACTTGTGACTATTACAGGAGAAACAGCAGCCAACCAGATTCTTCTGTTCGGTTAGGCCGCCTTTCCATTTTGGAATGACGTGGTCGAGGGTGGCGTTTTTGCCGAGTGGTTCGGCGCAGTAAGCGCAGCAGTAGTTCCACTCTTGAAGGATTCTGTCTCGGAAGCGTATCTTCGCCTGCTTCCTTGGTACTAACTCAGTTCCGTCAATTTGATGATCCATGCAGTAGCCCTTTTAAGGTCTGCAAGATCAACGTCCCAGCTGTTATAAGTGTAACTAGCTTTACTATTCCTTTATAACTTTGCAGGCTCTCTTGTAAAGAGTAAGGCGGTCTTCGATGCCGTTATATCCGCCGTTTAGCACACGAGTTACTTGATATACGTCAGTTCCTTCACAGACTGCAGCCCAGTTGTTCTCTTCGATCCAGCAAACTGCGGATAGAAACGGGTACTGCTTTGCGACGTAGTCTGCGCCTTCTTCCATTACTTTGTCGTCGGCCATGCCGTTACGTTCCAGCCAGTTGCTGAAGCGTTGGTAGTTGTAGCGGCCGGTTAGTTGGATGCAACCACCGCCGAAAAAGATTTTGCCGTCGCCTGGTCCGTTGCCCAGGTCGCTGCGGTTGTCGTACATGCGGGTGAAGTAGTCGTCGTCGCCGAGTTCCTTCATCCAGCGGTAACGGCCGGTTTCGTGTGCTGTCTGAGAAATAAGGTGTCGGCGTTGTTGCACACTCGTCATGCCGGTGCTGTAGATGAGCTTGTTGAGGTCGCCCATAAACTTGTCGTCAAAATGATGAGGCTTCCAGCCTGAAATTTCTGCGACCTGTTCAGCACTGACGAGCCACCTGCCTTCTTTGGGTGCTACAGCAGTTGACCAAGTTTTGTACCACTCTTGGTCGCGGTCAAAGCAGTCGGGGCATAGCTGCAGAATCTTCTGCTCGAGTTCAAGCAAGCCGGCTGTTTGGTGCCCAAGCTTCTTGTAGTACCTGAACAGGTCAAGAAGTCGGATCTGTCTCGTGCTCATCTAACCAGTGGTAGTGAATGCTTAGCGGCGGACCCAAACCAGTCGTATCCGTACCAGGGTGGTGCGTGACGATGGTGCGTGGTTTGTCTCCAGGTTGCGCGGCGTGCCAAGCATCAATCTCGGCGTCGATACGGGGCTTCAGCGCTGCGTGGAACTTGAAAGCCTGAGCGTGCTTTTTTAGGTGGTCGGTCCAGTGTTTATCACCAAACCGAACCAGCCAAACACCGTCTTCGGGTATGCCGCTTACTTTTTTGGGAACACGCGGGTCAGGATTTCCAGCACAATCTGAATGATGCTGTTGCTGCGAAGAGGCGACAACGCGATGATTTCAGATGCAGCGGCAAGGCCGATTGCGATCATTGCGGTGGTGACGGGATCCATTGACGACAGAACGGATTACAAGCAGTCTAATGCTACTTAGCGCCGCGATTCAAGCACTTTTAGGCGTGCGTTATGATCCACCATCATTTCTAAGACCATTTTGCGGTCGGTTTTCATTTCCTCGCGCATTTGACTTAGCTGCTTATTGATGTTTTCGGCTACTGTACTAAGCCTGACAATACTCTCTTTTGCTTTTGTATTATTTTCTATGTTGGCGAGCCAAGCCGTACCACCTAGTCCGAGACTGGTTGCCGCTAGTGCTGCTGCGATTTCAATTCTCACAGCGGCAGCTCAGCCAACTCTCATAAGCAGTTTACAGAAGCGGATCTTTTTTGCCCTCAAGGATTGCCACCGCACGTTTATAGAAGAAAGTGTCGGTACGGCCCTGTTGTTCCATAAGCTCTTTAATCTTTTTCCAGTTTTCGTATGTATGGCGGTCCATTACTTCCCTTGTCCCCGGTACATCTTTTTATTGTGTCGGGGGCGGGAGGTGTTGCCTTGACCTTGCCGAGTCTTTTTAGGTTTACCGGACTTGAATTCAGTGCGAGCAAGTCCGGTGCGTGATTTAACGGCCATTAGTTAGGAAGGCTCAGTGGGCCAAACAACGTTCCAGGGGAAACCGCTTTGTTCTGGTACAGCGCGAAGCTGCTGGCGGTAAGTTGCCCATGCCGTTTTGTCGGCATCAGAAAGCGGGCTATCGAGAAGCTGCGTCCAATCGCAATCAGCTAAGCGCTGGTTCCGCAGAGCACGCACTTCATCTGACTTATCAGCTAGGCGTTCTGCAATTTCTTCTGCGCTGGCTGCTGTGACTTCCCAAGTCATCAGCCATTGGCCGCTGTCAAGCGTTGGGTCAACTTGATTGCAGTCCTGATTTGCCGGGTTGTAATCCGGTTTCGGCTGGTCAACAACAGGGAAAACGTTCCAGTCTGCAAGCAACTCGTTCGATGGGTTGCGTGGAAAGCTGGTGTTGGGGTTGTCTCGTCTCAGGTCGCCGATTGAGTAGGGAAAAGTCTCGACGGTCTGATTGGGGGCAAGAACGTACATGATCGCTGCGGAGATAGCTTCAGTCTAGGTCGCTATAAAGCAACCTTACGGAATGGGCGGACTACCATGCCACTTGAAGTTGTTTTAGTCTCTGGATAATCTTCACCAGTTCGAAACCTTACATACATTGCAGTGTATGTAAAAGGGGAAGAGAATTGTGTAGAACTCCAATAGTACTTACTAGCACCGGCCCTAAAAGCCTCGTCTCCACCTGTTTGAAAAGCAGTTACTGATGTTTGAGCAGGGTTGCTGGTTGTGTAGTTGCTAGTTCTCGCGGGAACTGAATAATCGTTTATGCCGTCACTGGTGTGGTTGTTTTGAGTGCCTGGTTTTAAATTGTAGTAGGCAATGTTAAGTTCTTCAACTGCAGGTAAGTACCAATCGGTGTAGCCGCCGCCAGTGTAATCAGCGCAGTATTTTGCTGCAGGGTGATCATTATTATTCATGTTGGCAGTATTTGCGGCGCCGTCATAAACGCTTGACGTACCACTTGTAGAAGAAGCGGTTGTTTTAAATTGGATAGTAAGAGACTCATCGTCTCGTGGTGCAACAATCAAAGCATGAGTGGCAACACTATTCGCGGTGTGGCTAATTAAACCAGCGTAAAAGCCGCCTTGAAGTGCTCCGCCAATCGCTGGCAACACAAGACCGCTATCAGAAGCAGCCATAAACATGCGGAAAGAATTGGGATCCATGCTGTTACCTCCTAATCAGTTGCTGTAATCAACAAGGGCTGCACCACGGAATGTAGTGCCTCCATTGGAAGTGGCAAACATAAATAAATGTGTGCGGGCATCTGTAATTTCCGGGGCGGTCTGGCCTGCATCATTATTCCAATAAACGGAATTGGGCCAATTGATTGCAGTATTAGTGCCAGTACACGTCACTTGAAGGGTAAAAGAATAGGCACGCGAGGATGGTACGTTGCTGAATGTAAAAGTCTGAGTAGAGCTTATTGATTTTGTGAAGTAATTACCAGTAGAGCAGTCAATATCAAGTGCGCTAACGGCTTCGACGTTTGAGACGTATGTACCGTCTACATCCAGTCCTGCGCAGTCAACTTCACCGGTAATATCTACATCACCAGTCGATGAAATTGTTAGCCGCGTTGTCCCGTCAGTATCAAACGACAGCGAGTCGGTGCTGTGAGCATACGTAATACGACCAGCGTCACTAACAACTGCGTCACCAAAAAAGATGAAGTTTCTGGCACTCTCTCCATCAATTTTTTGGCGAATAACTGTGTCATCACTAGCACCAGTACCGAGGTTACGTAGCTGCAGCGTTGCATCTGTTCCTGTTGTGGTTCGGATGTCAACAGGATATGAAGGCGAGGTTGTGCCGATACCGAGTTCGCCAGCAATAGTGGCGTCATTAGATATAACAGCATTAGTAATGTATGCAGTATTTGTCGTGAGAAAATCTGCAGTTACGCCACTAGCGAACGTGGCAGATCCATCTGCAAGGATTTCACTATTTACAGTTCCATTTAGTTTTCCCTGATAGACGGCAAACCCACCAGCGGTAGTATTTGCACTAAATAATTGTGCATATACTTGTTGATCAGTGGTGACGCTGCCGTCAAACGTAGCAGCACCATCACTGGCAATACGCAGTCTTTCGGTATAACTGCTGCCGTTGTAAGTGCGGAAAATATGGCTTCCACCGCCCGTATTATTTCTAGCGTCGTAGTAAGTGCCTGCTCCCATTTGACGGAAACGGGAAAATTGATTGGTCCCATCAGCGTCTTGAAGTCTGATTTCAGGATTAGCGTCTGAAATATGCAGATCTGCTGAAGGGCTTGCAATGCCAATGCCAATTTGACCTGCAAAATAGGCGTCACCCGTTCCACCAAAAAACCTGACGTTGTTTGTGCCTGAGGAATCATCTAGGTAGATGTTTCCACTGTCGCTCGCATCTTTTGATATTTGGATGACGTTTTGCGTGCCGCTTACGTTTTTAACAAGTATTGCGTTCGTGCTGGAGTTAATTTCAAAATTTAGTGTGCCCGTTACGGTGTCGCCGTGGGCATTCACAAATTCGCCGGCCAAGCTGCGCCAAGCGCTACCGTCCCAAACCTTTAGATCGTAGTTACCGCCTGTTGTATCGAGCCATTGCTCGCCAACTGAGTTACCGGTTTCGCCGCCGGTTGCAGGAGTGCTGTTAGGTGCGGACGATCCAACGTGGACTGGCCCGACTTTCGTGATGGTTCCGGCAGCATCTTTAAAAAACAAGCCAGGGCTTGTTGCGTTCGTGTTTACTGCAATCTGCCCATCGGACATTGCACTGCCGGTGGGACGCTTATTTGCAGTATTGGAGCGCAGATTCTGCAGGGCCATTCCTTAACACCAGTTGCCTGGCCGGAAATTACTCTTGCATTCTAGTGATCAGTATGTACCGTCATCCAGCTGGCTGGTTAGTGCAACCGTTCCAGTGGCGTTAGGCAGTGAGATTGTGCGGTCGGCTGTTGGGTCGATAAGGGTAAGCGTGGTGTCATTAGTTGTACCTTCAAATACAAGGCTGCCGGTTGTGCCGACCAAAAGCTGGCCGGTGATCGTTCCACCGGAGCCGGAAAGTGCCGCATCAGCAATGTCCTTGACGGTTTTGATTGCGTTAGCCGTTGCAGCCAGCGTTGTTGATGTGGATGAAGTGCTGTCGCTCAGTTGAACAACACCTGCGGCTGATGTTGAGGCAGAAACGATTTTGCTGGCTGCGATTGCAGCAGAGCCGCTGATGTCAGCATTGACGATCGAACCAGCGGCAATCGACGTTACGCCGGCGTTGGTGATGCTGATGTCACCCGTAATTGCTACTGCGGTTGGGACGTTAGTAGCACTACCAATCAGCAGGTGAGCATCAGTTAAATCCTCTAGTTTTGTAAATGCAATTCCGGCACTAGCACTAACGTCGTCATTAGTGATTGTGCCGTCAGCAATCATCGTGCTGGTGACAGTGCCGGTGTCGCCGCTAGTGATGATCGTTCCACTCACATCGGGGAACGTCAGAGTGCGGTCAGCCGTTGGGTCGGCTACCGCCAGCGTTGTTTCGAACTCATCAGGTGTTGGACCTTCAAAAACCAATGAACCGGTATTACCGATCTCGAGGGTTCCGGTAATGGTGCTGGTACCTGCTTTAGATACTTTTTCGGTGTCTAGTTCTTGTAGTGCTGTTTGAACATTGGTGGATTGGATGCCGCCGTACGGCGTAAAACTGATGTTCGTTGCTTGCTGTGATGCAATAAAGCTCGAAACATCGAGTAGTTCCCAAGTTGTCCCGTTAGACAGCAAAATGTCCGGCGGGTTTAGTGCTACAGCAGGTGCAGGAGCTGTTCCTGTACCTTGCTCACTGACGACAACGTAGTACTGACTATTGGTTGATGCTGCAGCAGGAAGTGCAGAGCCAGCGGTCAAACCTGCGGCTTCGCCTGCGGTTGTTACTGAAGCAACAGTATTTGTTGAGGCGTCATACGTTCCAGAAAAAACAATTTCACCGCTGGTAATAGTGACGGGCTGCCAAGCATTACCGTCCCAGAGGTACAGATCGCGGTTGATCGCGTCAAAGAAAAACTCGCCTTTGAAGTACGCCTCGGGGAAAGTGACGACGCCTTCGCTAGAACCGGCGCCCGCAAACGTAACTGTTGATGAGTCGGCAAGTTTTTCGCCGGTGACAGAGTTATTGGCGATTCGTGCAGTATCTAGCGTTCCACTGGTGATCTTGGAGGTGTCAAGATTCGGAATGTCTGCCGCAACAAGGTTTAGTCCTGCGGTGACGATTCCTCGTGCGTTGACGGTGACTTTTGCGTGAGTTCCGGCGACAACACCGCTATTTGAGATTGAAAGTGCGCCAGCACTGTCGACTTCTAAACCACCAGAAGCTGGAGTACTTACACCGCCGATTGCAGATGGGGTGGCTTTTGGCAGGTCACTTGCAGCCAGGCCAGTGGTGCCTGTGATTAGGCCGTTGCCGTCAAATGTAATACCGTTAGCCGTTGCACCGGTCAGTGTGTTGGTGATGCTGAGGGCGCCTGTTCCGCTAACGGTCAAGCCCGAGTCTGCGGCTGCGCTAACGGCACCAATGGTGGTTGTAGTTGCCACCGGCATGTCACTTGCAGTCAGTGCTGCGGTGCCAGTGACGTGGCCTTGGGCATCAAATGTAATACCGTTAGACGTTCCAGGGGTGACGGCGTTAGTGTGGCCGATGTCCCCTGTGGTTTTGTCTAAGCCACGATCTAGGGATTCCGCTGGGATTTTTGCGGCTGTGACGGTGTTATTGCTGAGTTTTCCACCGTCGATACCGCTGCTGAGTTTGGCGTCGGTGACTGCCGCGTCAATGATGGAGTTTGTATTGACTGAGATGTCAGCCAGCTCACTTGCACCAACGGCGTTTGCCGCAATTTGAAGTGCAGTAATACTGTCGTTTTCTAGTTTTGCACCTGGAATAGATGCGTTGGCAAAGTTAGTTTTTGCGTAAGTAACTGCTCCGCTGGCGATTTGACTTGTGCCAACAGCTCCAGCGGTGATTGTTGTGGCGAAGGTGCCGGTGCCGCTACCTGTAACCGGACCAGTCAGGATGATGACTTGGTCGCCAGTGTTGGTGCCGGAGCTTGTGCCGCTAAAAGTGCCGTCTTGGGTGGCAAGCGTTCCAAGGCCAAGGGTGACTCGTTGCGCTGCTGCATCAATGTCGTCAAGCAGTGCGCGACCTGCTGCGGTGCAGGGGATTTCTTCTACATCGCCGCTACCTGCACTGGAACGTCCCAGCAGGATGTCGGTGTTTACGTTTTGAAATTTTGCAAAAGTGATTGCGTCGGCGGCAACCTTAATTTCTGTTACTGATAGATCAACAAGTTCAGTAGTGCCGACACTGCCAGCGCTGATGGTGCTGCCTGAAATTTTTGCCGCTGGAATAGTGGCATCGTCTACTAGGTCAAAACCGCCTTCAAGAAAATCTTTGACGGTAATCTTTTTTGTCTCTGCTGCTGATAAATCAGCAACGGCCACTGGATCAGTGCCCTGCAGCGAGGTTCCAGCCAGTGCAGGCAGATTAGAAATCTCAAGATCTGGCAAGGTTTTGCCCCCTCAAGCTGTAGAGCTGTATAGGTGTATTCTAATCTTCCAAAAGTAAGCGGCTTCCGTCCTCTTGTAGCAAGAAATCGCCGCTCTCTTGTAGCAAATAAGCAGGCGGTTTGCCTTGCTTCAGCACAATTTGCTCAGAGGTGACGAAGTCAACCCGCGTTTCGATGGCGCGGTCGTTTGATACCGAAACAGCGACGTTGGTGATAACGCACTTGGTTTCGTACCAGACGCTTTCAGGTTGCTCTGGTGTTCCGGCAAAGATGAAAAAGCGGCCGTGGAAATCTGCGCCTTGCTGCACACGAACCACCAGACGTGCCAGGTAAGACGGGAACTCTGCGGTAGTTGCGCCGTAACCGCTGCCGGCGATTAAGCCGTTACTTTCCCACAGGCAGTTGAGGGTTCCTTGGCCGGAAATCAAACCTTTTTCGTACTGGTCGCGGAACTCGTTGCCGAGGGCTGTGAGGTCTACGGTGTCGCGACTGGTGGTTATTTCGAAGTCGCGAATCCGCGCCATGAAGCGGTAGCGATCGTTTTTGGTTTGGAGTGTGATGTTTTGGGCTGCGCTTGGTGCGACTAACTGAACAGCGTCGCTTTGCTGACCAGACAGCGAGGCATCAAATCTTTCAAACAGGCGGATGCCGCCTGCATCATCAATGTGGATATACCACGTTCCATCCGGGTAGCTGTGGTCAGATACGAGTTCTAGTGTTGAGCCGTCAGTAGTGGCGATTTCTACGCGATCGCCTGTAACTAAAGACGAGATATTGAAGTCTACGGAAAAGCGCCGCCTTGATACGTTGACATCACTGGGGTCCAGTGTTGTCGCGATTGGGGAATCTGTTGAGTCGCGATCTAACTCAACGGAACCCGTGTATCCAAGGTAAACCGACATCAGACAAGTGTGCTTTGAATAGCTCTTCCGCTAACTTCGAATGAAACGTCTACAGACATAACTTCGCCGACTGCCATGTTCATGCTGACGCCTGTAATCCAGGCATAAACCTCGATGTATTTGTTGGCGTCTGCGTGGAGCTTAAAAGTAACGCTCGCTGATTGTTGCGGGGTAATAGGATCTACTCCGTCGTCAATGCCGGAGCCACCAGTTTTGATAATGTTGTCGATAAATTTACTGGCGTCTGACGTTCCGCCACCAGTGCCAGTGGTGTAATAAAAAACGCGGCAGCTTCCGCTCATGCTGCGAACACCGTTAACCAGTGTTCGGTCAGTATCTTCAAGGCTGGTTGTTTCCAGCACGGCTTGTGACGCATTCAGCGACCAGTTTTGGACCTTGCCAATTTTGTCAGGCCCTAGGTATAGCTGACCGTCAAGACCGCTGTAAAACGCCATGATGCGTCACTTTACGTTAGTCGTATCCTACCCCTTCTAAATAACCGATAAATGTACACGTAACCGTGCTTACTCCGGGATAAACGCTCTGCACGCTTGGCGGATTTGAGTAGCGCCACTTGGTTGCAGTTCCTTGTTGGCTCATTTCTTGCGCTAGGCCCGTACTTGTTACACCGGCCATCGGACCAGACGTGCTGCTGATAATGAAAGTGGCGTTGTTGTAATCCCCATTTACCGACGCGTAGTGCTGCACAATTTGTAGTGCTTCAGCGTCACTGATGTTTCTGAAGGTCAGCTGTAGGCGGTGGCCGACTTGGTTTGCACCAAAGCGGACAATCGACCTCGCTCCATTCAGTGCTAGAAACTCGGTCTCTGGGTATTCGCCTGGGGAATAGGACCGGCTGCTGGGAGTAATACTTGGGAATGCCGCTGCCATCAGCCTGTTTCCTCTCTGAAATCATCTATACCCCAATCTAAAACTGCTAACGAACCTGAGCTTGTGCGTGGTACGTAGCTTCCGGCTACTTCGATAAGACCGTCTTCGCCGTAAGTAATGCTTTCGGCTTTATACGTGCGGCGCACTGGATTTGATTGCGGGTCTCGTGTAAACACAGAGCCGTGAGCAAAACTCTCCCGTACCACTCCATCCGTAACGTTGATTGTGTCTGTGTATAAAGCATCCGTTCCAGGCTTCCAGTAAACGATGTCTAGGCTGCCGTTCTCAATGTCGACGCCGTTGATGTAGCCGTTTTTGTCGATGGAGCCGTTTCTCAGGCGTTCACCCGAATCCGTTCCAGTCGTTGGGTGAGAAACGGTGGTGACGAGATCGAAGTAGTCACCTGGTTCGAGGGTTAATGCGGACTGTGGTGTGGTCTCAAATTTCACGCCGTGATCCACAAGGGTTCTAGTTTTCAAGGCGTACTTGGCAAACTTCGCTGCGTGCTCTTGGCTTGTGCAGAACTGAGACATGTCAAAAGTCTCTTCAGGGTCATCTTCACTGCCGCCTGCGTGTCTTTCGAGCCGTACCACCAGAACACGTTTATCGGGAAAACCGTCAAGCTCGTCTCTTCGCCAGATGCACACCGCTTTAAACGGTTGGCGCTCTTCCGGTGACAGGAAGCTTGTTTGCAGACCTCTGATGTTTCCGTCGGTGAACAGAGTTTTGATTTCGCCGCCTATGTCTTTTGTGTAGTCAATTTCGCCGCTGTTCTTGAATGGAACGTCAGGATAAAGGCTGAACTTGCCGCCTTTAACGATAAAGCTCAACATGCAGAAGGCTGACTGTTCAAAAATCCATTGACGGATGTTCAAGCGCTCTGCAATAACGCCATCCCAGTAGAAGTTGTTTGCGGTGCAGAACTTGGCGGCTTTAGCCATGCTCTCTCTATCTATTTGATTACTGGGGTCGCCTGAGCTACTTGTTAAAAACGCACCAGCGCCGTATTTCGTGTTTGTAAGTAAGTCGTATGCGATGTCGGGGACTGTTGAGATCGTGCCAAAAGTTCTGTCGGCTTTAGTGCCGACAATCCCCTCGCGGAAAAATGCAGAAACTTGGCTAAAGGTTGACCACTCTTTGCCACTTGCAAGACGAAGCCCTGCGTAGGCTAAGTCTTCATATTGAGGCTCATTCACATCGTCAACAATTTCGTTTAAATTAACGATTTCGTGTTCGGGTTGTTGTTGCGCTGATGTGTCTTCTGCGTCGTAAACCACATAGTCCTGGATAGCGTCATTTACACGCAGGTTGTTTTGAGAAACGTCTTTATTGACAAAAATTTGAACGCTTACAGGATTGGTTTGCGAGCTAGTGAATGTAAGGTTGATAGTTTCACCGTCTCGATAACCCGTACCAGGATTTTTAATTGACCAGTGCGATGCGCCGTCAGGCCACTGGAATGTAAACAGCTCTAGACCGGTTCCGCTGCCTCCAGTAATGTTGCCTCCGGCTACGCTAATTACCTCTTCAATGCTTGGCTTCTCTTGGAGAGTACGTCTTTCTCTAATAATTGATTTGAGGTTTGGTGACCCACCTACGGTCTGAGTGCCAATGGTGTACTTGTAGTCACCATTAAAGACTACGTTGTTGTCTGACGAACCTACAGGATCGTTTGCGTCTCCCCAGTAAAAGTTGTTATCTGTGCCAAAAACAGATGATACGTAGTATTCAGCGGCTACATCAAGCCGCTCTTCTGGCTCAACGTAGGTAATGTCTAAATTCGGTAAAAGGCCGTCGTTACCTACGCCCTCCGTAGCGCTAAAACTGAGTACGCCGCCTGTTTCAACAATGTTTGGTGGAAGCCCAAGAACCCACTCAAGGTTGCTGGATATAACTTGGTTTAATGTTATTGGGCGGCCAATTATTTGAACTTTTATTTGGCTACCGTCAGGTAAACTGCTGCCGTGAATTGTTGTTTTTTGCTCGCTATTTGAAACGGCATCCAGCAAGTAAGCTTCAATTCCTTCATTACGAAAGTAAAGTTCTAAAGCTGCGCCGGAAACTGGGTAGAGGCGAAACTCGAATTCGCCATCAGGATGGTTGACGCTAATTGTGTTGTATTGCGGCTCTGGCGTACGTCCCAAAACACAGAGCCACGCGGGGTATTGCCCATTGGTATTTAGGATTTGGGTAAAATCTTTAGTCGTACCAGCGCGCCTGACCCCTAGGGAGAATACACTTATGCGCTTGTTGAAAAGCTGCATAGAGCCCAGCGAGAACTGGGTTCCGTCTTCTTGGAAGTCTTGAATTACGTCGTCGTCTACTCGGCTGTTGACATTCGCAAAACCGTTGATCCGTCGAAAAACGGTTGATTTAAGAAGAATGTCGGTGCGGTGGCATCGCCTGTTATTAGTGACCGTGCCGATTGCTGCGCGTTGGACTGTAGTTCTCGCACCAGGTTCGTCTGTGCCCTCGATAGGTCCACACATAACATTGCCGCCGGGTTCGACGACTCGGAAGTATGCCCGTACAGGGTTTGGAGATTCGGGGTACCACGGTGAATTGTCTTTTTGGTAGCAAACGCAAAGTGCATCGCCGATCATGTAACTATCACCGACCGCTAAAGCTGCATCGGCGTCATAACGTGTTCGGTCTTGCGCTTGAATAATATCTTGCGCTCCGTTGGATTCAAAAGTGTCGCCGGTGTATTTATTCGTTCCAATCACATACGTGATGATGTCTCCTTTTTGCACAACCCTTGGGTTTGGGTCAACATCGTAGCTTACGCCAGCTACGGTTTCGACGTGGCAGTAGCGGGGAAATTCCGCTGCAATTTTTCTGGCTTTTGCTCTGACTTCGTCTTTTGAGTCGCTGCTTGCATCGTCGTAAACAAGAGTTACTTGGTACGGAACTTTGTACCGCATACCGTTAGGCAGCGGTGAATAAAGGCCGAATTGCGCTTGTGTTGCAGGTGTTCGTGCGCCGCTAAATGAAGGAACAGATTCGCCACTGAAATCAATAACCTCAAAAGGTTGCTGCGACCCCGGCAGGACCGGCATCAAGCTTTCGCTATACCTGTTTTGAGTTTTGTTTATCCTGCCGCCGTCTTGTCGGTAAAACAGTTCAATTTTTCCTTTGTTGTAGTTATTAAGCAGGGATTCGCCGATTGCGTAACTTGCAAACGTTGGTGCCTTACCTGGTTCTTCGCCTATTTTTCCATGGCCGAAAAGCAGCAGAGCACGCAGTTCTTGGTATCGGCCTTTGCTGAGCATGTGACTCCACAGCAAAGTGGAATTGACACGCGCTCCACCGCCGACGTACTGGCCCTGGTTAAACCTTGAGTTGCAGTAAATCAGCGGGATAATGTCGCCTAAATTTGCAAGGTTCTGCAGTGAGTCAAAACCTGCGGTCGGTAGATACTTATCTCTGCCGTTGAGGTCAGGTGTCCTGATAGAGCCCGGTGCTTTGGACTGCCCAGGTACTGAAGGCCTAAGTAAGAGACTCAGCGCCGTGGACGCCAAGCCAATAACTAGAGAAATAATTGCAACAGTTAGACCACCATCCCCTGCTCTTATATCTGGAATAAGTTCGTATTCTTTGCCGCGTTCCTTTGACTCATGAAGTAGGTCAACAAATGTCCAGTAATCATCTGCTGTGATGCCTAGCGCTTCACAAAGCTGGACTTCTGACGGGAGTAGTACACTTCGACGACCTCCAGGAGTCCGATGGGACTCCATTTCACCGCCGACTCGACGTAGCTCAGCCATCCGCCTTCAAAGTAAACCGCCATGGCATAGCTCCCATCAGCAGCCTTGCATAGCGCAACTGAACCGATTGTAGGCGTGTCTATAACATCACCCCATTTGTGTAGCTCTTCCTTGAATACTGCAGTATCACCTCGTCGCAACCTTCGGTACCAGTCACGTTCTCTTTTTGGGGTTTCGTAGCCGTACCAGTTCAAAACCTGCATTGCCAAACCGATGCAGTCGGTTGCACCGTGTTTGTCCCAGGTGGCGCCTAAGCGGTACTTGCCACCAATAAGTTCATAAGGAGTCTTCACCTACTGCTGATTGCTGCAGAAATAGGAAGCTCCCCAACCATGGCCTGAGTCAGTACACGCCTAGGTGTTGTCACACCAACGGCGTCGATTGCGCTGGAAAGTACGACTTCGATTGTCTCTGCGTCGTAAGACATCCCAGTAACGATCCAGGTTTCTTGGGTGAGTCTTCTGGTGATTGATGTGAAATCAGAGTTCATTACGCATGTTTCGACTGTGACTGCGGCTTTGTCGGCAACCGCCTGTCGTACAGCGTTCATACTGATCTGGTTCGCCGATAGGACGATGGCGGCTTCGAGGTTGTCGCCGTTTCGGTTTTTTGCTGCGCCTTGGTAGTAGAACGACAAGTACCCGTGGCCGTTAATCGAACCACCGATTTTGCCGTTCTGGTATTTGTCGCCTTCGACGTCGATGAATGTCGTTATTGCGGTGAGTGTCATCGCATTCCGATCCGGCTACGTTGCGACCTGCTGTTTTGCAGTGATTTCATCGTATTCGACTGACCCATCTGCGCACCACGCTTTGCAGATATAGCGCCCATTTCTCGGACTTGGTCGACTGTTGCGTACTCAACGCCGTTGATGACCGTGGTTTCCAGGCGGAATGTTGGGGTTGAGTCTGCGGTGTTCCCGCTGTTGTAGCGACTCATAAGATCACGGGATTCAGAGTTACTAAGAATCATTCCAGGGCGATCGGGCATAAATAGCTCAGGCCCGCGCTCACCGACGATGCTTACCCTACCCATCGGTGGGCGGCCACCATCAGCGAAGAAACTCATCCCCATGGTGCTGGGAACTGACGCCTTTGGAATACTCCAGCCGCCTGGTGCTCCACCACCTCCAAGCAGCTCACCACCACCCATGCCGGCAAAGGCGCGGGCGATGCCGATGGCGATGTACTGCGCAATCATGGTTGCTGCTTGATCAATGAGCGCTTTGCCCATAGCTTTAAGCATGTCAGCAAATGCCTCTTCCGCTGACTTAGTTCCTTCAATAAGTCCCACCAAACCTTCAGTTAGGCCGTTGACGAAAGCGTTTACGGGACCTTGAACTAGTTCCAATGTTTGATTGAATTTAAGCTGAGCTTGTTCGGCTGCAGCAATTTGCGGCAACATTCTTTCGTAGACACCGCGCTGACGTTCCAGGAGTTTTATTTTGGCTGCGGCTTCTATTTGGGCATCCTCACTGCCGTCTTTTTCAAGGGCTTTTTGAATTTCTAGTTGATCATTTATTTTTTGTATAGCGTTTGCATAGCGGTTTGCTTGTTTGGCTTCTAGTTGGTTTTGCTCGTCTAAGAAACGATCGCCAGTTGGTAAAGACAGGCCGGCTAGTTCTTGTCCCAAGCTGCGCTCTAAGTTGTCGATTTGCTGCCGTCCTTTAATGCCTGTAATTTCTTTTTCAAGTTCTAAGCGTTCTTCGTCCAGTTCTTTTAGTTGATACAAAATGCTAAATTCTTTGTCAAGGTTTTTAAGTTTGAGTTCTTTAATTCGTTGGTCTTCCGTACCAAGCTCGATTTCTTTACGCTTAAGCTGTAGTAGGTCATCTAAGCGGTCCTTTTCAATGCCTAGTTTCTCAATTTTATTGGCCCCAATAGTAATAAGTTTGGTGTTTAGTTCGAACTCTTTTGCTTTCAAACCTGCGATTGTTTTTTGGACTTTTGCTTCTTCATCAACACCCGCTTTTGGTGGTTTGTAGTTAGCTGCACGGTTACGAATAGCAGCAAGTTCTTTTTCATAAGTAAGTCTTGCATCCTCTAGTTCTTCGCGCAGAACACCAATCTTAATTTCGTCAATAGCGTACTGGTTGTATAACTGTTGTTCTTTGTTGATTCTGCGCTGGAAGGCTAGTTTTTTCTCTAAAGCAATGCGAGTCTCGTCATTAGCTTTAGCGTTGAGAAGTTCGATTTCAAGTTCAATGCGCTTTTCGGAAACTGTGCCTCGAATCTGACGAAGCTTAATACCGTCAAATTCCGCAAGAGTAGCGCGGACCTTTTCTTCGCGCGCAGCTTCAGCGTTAAGTTTGATTTGTGCAGCAATAATTTCTTGGATAATCTTTTCTCGTTCCTTGACTTTTGCTAAAGGGTCAGTTCCTGTTCCGAAGCCGACGCCTGCTTGCTCAAAACGTTCAAAACGAGCTTGTTGTTCCGCATCACCAGAGTTACGAGCTTGGTTAATAAGATTGGCACGTCCCAGTTGGTCGGCTATGGCTTTGAATAGCCCAACGCTGTTGATGACCTGGGCGACTGATGAAGCCATTAAGGTCATTGCCTTGGCAAATTCGTTGCCTAGGCGTGTGCTGTCTTCGCCGAATTCTTTGAGAGCGTCGACGCCCTCTTGACCAATAAGGTCAGCCATTCTTTGGGTGGCTATTGAGAGGGCTAAAGCCTCGCGACCCGAATTCTCAAGACGCTCCACAAGAGAAGCAAAAGGAGTATTTGTTGCTCCAAGGGCTTCTACGAGCTTAGTAGTGTCGGCGGTGGCGGGATTAAGGGCTGCACCAAGTTCGCCGATACTTCGGATGTAGTCGTCGACTGCTTGTCCGATTGCGCCGCCGACAATCTGACCCCCAAAGCCGCTACCTACAAACGATCCAGCGGCTGAACCAAGGACTGAACCCGCTCCGCCGCCAAAAAGTAACGGAAAACCAACGCCAAGAGCAATACTTTCTGCCCGTTTCTGCCTTTCTCTATCTGCTGCTTTTTGTTGATCAGCGAGTTTTTTAATTCTTTTTTGCTCAAGTCTGTATATAGCTGCATTCTGCTTGACTTTTAAAGAGTTGATACTCTTAGTAAAGTTTTGATCAAGGTTCCCAGCGAGTTTAGTAAGTCGTACTCTTTCTTTGTACGCAGCTACGCCTTTTTCATTTCCTGGACCAAAAACAGGTGATTTTAACTTTTGAGTGGATGCTACGGCTTCTTGAAGGCTGGCATTTACAATATCGAAGATTTTTGGAAGTTTATTTGCTTCGTTGGCTCCGTTTTTCAGGCCATTGACAAAATTAGCGACTTCTTGATTGGTGTAATCAAGGTCTTTCCCTAGTTGGTCACTAACTGACCGAATGCGCTTAATACCGCGAGTTGCAGCATCAAGCATTTCGCTGCTTGGAAGAGCCAGCGGCTGTTGATCAATGGCTACCTTGGGACGTCGTGCCAGCTCCCTGGCTACTTTTTGTTGGTTGCGTCGAATGGACTTAGCAACAGGATCCCTAGCAGCAAAACCTGTGCCTGCACGAGAAGCACGGCTTTCTTCGACGTTTTGGCGGATTCGCTGTTGCTGGGCAGTTAGCTCGTCGTAAATCCGCTTCCGTGCGCGGAGTTCATTGTTTACATTCTTTTCTGCTTCAATTAGACGTACTGTCTCTTGTCTAAACTCTTCTGCAGTGCTGTCCATTTCATCTAAGGACTTTTTGGCTTCCTTGAGTTCTTGTTTAAGGAAGCTCAGTGACCCTGAACCTTTTGCAAGCTCAATAAGACCTTTTCTAGTTATCTCAAACTTCTCGTTTAAAGAATTAAATGCAACAAGACCGTCGGCAGTAACAGAACTAACTAGATTTTTAAAGCTGTTTTTAAAACTAAAAATGTCCGCAGTGGCTTGCTTAATTGCAGGCGCAAACGCAAAAAGAGATGCAGTGGCAAGTCCGATACCTGCAGCAGTTGCCGGTGCAGATGAAGCAAAGTCAAGTAAAGCTGCGCCTAGTTTTCCTGCAGGACCAACAGCTTGCTCTAAAGAACCTCCAAAAGAATTGAGGGCTGCAGTTACCTTTCCAAACCCTGGTCCTAAATTGTTAATACCTTGAAGCGCTTGGGCTAACTTTTCAGCACCGCCAGCACCTGCAGCAAGAGCTGTGCTAATACCGCCGATAGCAGCGGTCGGTTTGATTCGTTCAAGACTCCTACCGATTGCGTCAACACGTTTTTCAAAACCCTTTAATTCTCTTGTTCCTTTTGCAACAGCGCCGATCTCTACATTATTGGCAGTGTTTTGCAGTCCTTGAAGTTTGCGCTCAATCCTCTTTACAGCCTTATCTACTTCAGTTTCGACAAGCCTGACGATAATATCGGCGTTATATGCCACGGCTGCCGAAGATCAAATGCTCTATACACTTTAGCGACGGCGTTTGGCCTTCTCCATCGCTTTTTCTTGGTCTTCGTTTAGTACAGAAAAGTAGGCGCTCCAGCCCAACAACTCCTCGGGAGTCATAGTGGACCGTACTTGGGAAAGACTCATGCCTAGTTCTTTGGCTACGCCGAACTGAAGCATGAGCCAGTTGTCTTTCCTTAGCTGAGCGCTCAGGATTTTGGGTCCATGTCGACGTTGTCGTCGTCGGTCAAAACGCCCAGCATCAGTTGCTGCAAGTCTTTGTCTTTGACTTCGTGCTTAAGGACGTCGATTTCACCAGGGGAAAACATCTTGTTGCCGTTCTCGTCCTGTGCTTTAGCAATCAGCAGTTGTAGTGCAAAAGCGTTGGCATCGTCAGACTTTGCATTCTTTTGAGCACGCTCGCGCTCTGCCATGGTCAGCGGCGTTACGTACATTTCGAATGTCGTTCCATCCGAAAGCTCGACTTTTCTTTTGACTGGTTCGAGGTTGGCTGCCTTACGGAGTTTGTCGATTGCACGCAGATTGCTGGCGGGCATTTGAATTACAGATGTATGCGTTTAATGTAGCGGACTAGCAATAAAAAAGCCCCGGCGGATAACCGGGGCGTTCGTTTGTGTGGTTTGTACCTTATCAGGACTTGGCAAAGTCGAAGGTAGGAGTGGTTGTTGGGCGGAAGCTAATTTCCACTGCCTGGGCGTCATCAGGGTTGATGGACAGGTTGGCGGAAATCAGGTTTGCTTCGAACTCGATGGAACGGGACAGGGTGTTGTCGATGGAGCCGCCGGTGAACACCTGGTCGGTGTAAAGCTTGAACTTGGCACCGGTTTGGATGCGTTGCAGCACGTCCTCGACCATCCGGTTGCCCAGAGAATCGTCGGTGTCGGTGAAGTAAACGGTGGCGCTGCCTGAACCGTCGGCGAAACCGGCGATGAAGGTTTTGAACGGCACGTACTGACCGGGGGTTTTGCCGATCGTCGTCACGTCAATCTCGTCGCGAGTGATTTCGAAGGACCACTCACGAACCTGTGAGACTGAGGTGAAGTCGTCATACTCAACCTGAAACTTGTTGGGGGCGGTTGCCGTACCAACGTCGGTGAGATCGACAGCAGAACCGCCGTCAGTTGCTGAAACCTGCAGCACCCCGGTGCTGGCGGTGTAAGCGATGACGTAGTAGGTGGTGCTGGTTGAGAGGCCGGCAGGCAGGGTGCCGCTGCCAGCGCCGCCGGTGGTGGTGTTGACAACGCTGAACTGGACGGGGTCGCCGACCTTGAAGTTCAGGTAAGGAGCAACGGTAATGTCGTCACCAGAGGTATCAACATCGGTCGTTGCAAACTG